TCTACGATTAAACCATTAATTTTTAAACCTAGTTGACGTATCCAACATACATCATACATTGCGTTGTGAAATATTTTTGTAGCATTACAAGCCAAGGTATCTTTAAACCATTCTAAAACTTTTTTACGTTCCATATTAGGACCATTGCCGTGAGCAATAGGAAAATACCAAGAACTACCTGCAACAGCTACAGCTATTCCCACAACTTCACCATTACCAATAACAGAACCAGAACCTCTTGATTTTAAATCAGGATCTCTAGTCTCTAAATCTATTGCTATCTCATCGTGTTGTCTTAAATCAGGAAACTCTGATGGAGTAGTCCATTCTTTTTGTGCTTCAAACTTTGGTACAATCATTATTTTTTCTCCATTTCTATTGTCTCGGTTGGTTTATAATCTCTCTCTTTAATCATTTCTAAATAATGTATGGCTTTATTAACATCTTCTAGGCCACCTTTAGCTGAATGCCGACAAATATATTTAATGGCATTACCCTCTGCAAAAAGTAAATTGTTTTTATTAATAAATTCTGCAGGTTGTATTTTCATCTTCATATAATGTGTGCCTGCAATTTGTTTTAAGTATGGATCGTCTGTGCTCATATTATATAACCATTCCTTTCTATTTTAGATTTTAAAAAATATAAATTTTTAGCTGTACGAGTTACTGCAACATACCAAACCCTATGTTCTTCATCTTGTTTATCTATGTTGTGTTCAACAGCTTGTCTTATTTTTCTAGCATTATCTAATACAACAATAACATTTGTTTCTTCACCGCCTTTTGCTACATGTATAGTAGATAATTCTATTCTAGGATCTTGAGATAATTTTTCTCCATTACTCAACATCGTTCTTATATATAATTTTTCATCATTACTTGCTTTAGTAAATGCATCAAACCATGTTTGATTTCTATTGAAACCTGCGTCTTCTATTGATACACTGTTACCTAATTTTTTTTCATCAAACTCAAAATCTAAATACTCAAATATATCTTTGCATTCTGTAATGTTTAAATTTTCTCCTTTGGTCCATCGTGTCCAGTTTAGAATGTTTCTAAACAATCGACTACTGTAACTCTTGCCTTTTTTAGTCAAATAATATAGGTTTTTAGCCCTTAATTGCTCTTCTATTCGTTCAAGTATGGTGTTGGTTCTAACTAATATCAGCCATTTATCTTTTGATAAATCAACATTATCTAAAGAATATATTTGCTGTTGCGTACCTTCTTCATCACTCGGTAGATATTCTTTTTTTATTTTTGGTCCTTGTATCCTTGATAGTATTACATTAGATATTTCTTGTACTACTTTAGGCACTCTTACAGATTGTTCAAGAAATTGATTCTCTGCGGGTTGCTCTATAAATCTTTTTACATCTGCACCTGCCCAAGTAAATATAGCTTGGTCATCATCTCCTGCCAAAAATATATCTTTAGTTTTTGTTAGCAACACATCAAACATTTGCCATTGTATTGGAGATAAATCTTGTGCTTCATCTATAAATATTACTTCAAATGTAGGTGACTTCTCTTCTTCTTTAATATATTTCTTAATCATATCAGTGTAGTCAATTAATTTATTTTTATCTTTGTAATTTGCTAGGTTAACTTCTAGGTGTTTTAATATTTGATAATCTAATTTCCTGCTATATTCGTTTGTATTAAATTCACTTTGTATAGGTATATCTTTTACACTAGCTTTATTTATTACTTGAAAGTATTCAGAGTTAGAAGTAAGATAGCCGTTGCTTTCTTCTATTATTCTTAATCTTTTATTATTATCTGATCTAATATTACTTAATCTACCAAGATCTTCGTAGTGTTCGGGTTGCATTACATTTTCTTCTCTTAATCCTAAAACATGAAAACAAAATGAATGTAGTGTTTGAAAGTAATGTAATTGCGATTTTTTAAATTCAGGATGTTTATCTACCATACGTTTTTTAGCAGTGTTAGCTGCTTTTTTTGTAAAAGCAAAATAACCTATTTTATCTATAGGTATTCCTTTTTGTAAGTAACTATCAACGTACTCTAATAGTGTATATGTTTTACCTGTACCAGGAGGACCCAAAACTTTTTTGATCACATTATCTCCTCTGTACCTTTAATCTCTAATACTTCCTCATCTAAATCTTTTTCTAAAAATTTATTTAGTTCAACTCTTACTACAGAGATTGCATCGTGAGATTTTTTTTCATCTTTCTTTTTAGGAAATCTTTTTCTAGTTATTTCTCCTTTGATAAATCCATCTTTGTCTTCAATCATTCGACCTGTCTTATCTTCTTTTAACTTCCATTCTTTACTTTTTAATGTGTTCATAAATATTGGAAAACTAAAGAAAGCATCGCCTTCTTCTACTAACGTAGCACCACTTCTAAAAGATATATTGTTTTCTGCTTTAGGGCCGTTCATATATTCTTTTACGTAATCAAATAATTTTTCTTCAGAACTTGTGCCTTTAGGCGGTTCTACTACTGATCTTGTTGCAAATAAAAGATTTAATACATCTTGATAAACATTTGCCTTAACCATTTCTGGTACAAATCCAGCAGCATTTGCTATAATGTTTCTCATTTTTCTTTGGTCCGTTATCCACTCGATAGATCTTGCAAACACTGTCTGTACTTTAGCTGTACCAGGAGTAGATACATTAAACGTATACTCTGGATCGGGTCTGTAATTAATTTTAACTAAACCTGATAGCATTGGAAAAGCTTTTTGTGTATCAGAGGCTATACCATATTTTCTTTTTAAACATTGTGGTTTCATACAATGACTGACTATTGGTTCTTGTGTGCAAGTATGACCTTTTGTTTCTTTTTTCCATGCTTTAATTTTATCTTTTACTTTTTTATCATCCCATTCTGGTGAGTATTCAAAATAATCTCTGGCTGCTTTCTCTACTTTCTTTTCCCAATCATCGGGATATTTTTTCTTTGCAAAAACCATATAGTTGTAAAGAAACCTATCTCTGCCATCATCTAATTTATTTTTTGTAAGTATTTGCAAACAAGGAGGACCATCAAAAAATTCTTCGTGCCCCCCTTGTAATACATTTTTCACATGGGCTGATGAGAAATCGTGTAATTCTACTTCTGTTTTTTTATTAGCTTCAACTAATTGTATGAATTGTTCAAAGTTAAACTTTGTGCCATCTAAATCTAATGCACATCGTTCTGTTTTATTAAAGTAAGGTAGGTTTATAAAATTACCATTTAACTTCTTACCATTTTCATCCGTACCTAATTTTGTTTGTTTAGGAAATATTTCAGTGCTAGTCTCTAGTTTAAAAGTAAATAATAAAGTATCTAAAAAATTTCTAATTACCTCTGCTTTTACAGGTTCTTTAGTAAATACAAATATATGTAGACCCCCACTTTTAGAACTGCAAGGTACTACGGGTATATTATTTTCTCTTATTATTTCTAAATATTTTTGTGGGCTAAAGTTTTTATATTCTGGATCAATATCTATTGCTCCAAATCGTGCCATACCTTCATCGTCACAAGCCTGTATACCTACAGATCTTTTACCTAGTAAATGATCTTGGTAATCTTGTTCTGTAATTGGTTTAGATGACCAACCATAGTCACCATTTTTTAATTTTAATTTGCCAGTTTCAGGGTCAGTGTACCCATTCTTAACATTAGCAAAACCAAAATTTCTTTCTAATCCAGTAAATATCTGTATAAATTTTTTATCCATAAGCCCAAGTATTTAGTGGGCGGTTTCAGTCTCCCTACGCCGCCCGATTCTCTTAAGAGAAACCTAGAAATGAGTAGCCTCTTTAGAAGCTGCATCACCATGTTTTACTTCAACGTCTCCTTTAGAAACGCTTTCAGCAAAAGATTTAGCTTGTTGGTATAAAGCAGCATTCTCTACTGCACCAACTTTACTAACTTCCCATCCAAACCACGTACCTTTATCATTTTTCTGTTGAACAGTTTTTAATTGATAAATGTGGCTGAAAGATGCTGGTGTGAATAAACCATTCTTACCCTTCAACTTAATGCCTTGCATCATACTATTCCATTTTCTACTAATTTTTAATTGAGTAGATTTCATAGCAATCAATGCAGTTGATGGACTATCACCAGTGATTAAAACAAAATGTTGAGCAGTCTTGTCAAGGTAGTTACCGTTCGGTAATCTGTCTTTGTAGTCTGCACCTCTAGTTGTTTTACTCATGATGTCACTAGATGATGAGTGTATAGCAACTGGAGCACCAGAACCTTCGCCTCTGTCTCTCCATTCAATATATTCCAATTTATAATGACATGGAATTATATTAACGCCTTTATCACCCTTAAACAATTCACCTGTAACAGAATTGTAAATCATTCCTGGTTCTGCACCAGCAACATATTTACCGTCTATCTTGTTTACTTCAGGAGACAATTGTCCTAGTATTTTTAAAAAAGGTAACGCAAGATCATCATGACCTATGTT